TATTAGTTGATTCACATTCTCCAAATATCTCTAATGTATCTGTGTCAGGATAATCTACTGTCCAAACCTTAAGACATATTTTTCCACTTGTTTCTCCTGCTCCTAATGTTAAAACTACTGTTTGATCATTACAATCTATATACTCATACTCTTTATTTTGAGTGCTAAAATTTGTCATTTTATTACACATGCACGGAAGTACAGGTGTACAAGATGGACAATTTACATAAGTATTAGTTATTGTAACAGCTACCGGATTTATTGGTATCTCAACTTCACTTATTTCCCAGCAGCCCTCACAGCCTTGTACATTAACTATATCATCAAGATAAGTAGAAAGATCAGAACCTGTATATATTGGATCAAGTAAATTATTACAATCTTCTAATATATAATACTGAGTCAAACATGCAGTACATGAGTTAAATGAAGTTACTATAACTACAGTAGTTACACTTGGTGGTTGGAAATCTATAAGTTCTACAAAGAAACAACCACAGTCTTCTACTTTAACATACTCTCCAACATAGTTAGATAAATCTTGGTAAGTATATTTTATATCATTTGGGTTTTCACAACCTGTAAGTTTATATGCTATTATAGGTAAACATTCTTGACAAGATTCATACTCTCTAACTACTATGGCACTAATGGGACAATCACAAAGTTCTTCTGACTCTTTTACAGACCAACATCCATCATAACCTACTATTTCAACTACAGTATTAGTATTGGCATATTGAAATAAACTTTGTAGTGTAGAGTACAGTATTTGACCTGTATCACAGTTTTCAAGCTCATAGCATACTAATGGGCATTCCCCATCTATACATGCTCCATTATTGATAATTTGATAATTATTAACTATACCATTTACAGTTGGATAGGTTTGTGAACAGAATTTTTGTAATGGTCCAGGACCTACAACAGTTTGTAAAACACCATTACAATCTAAATATTTTACTTGTTTAAATGTTCCTGTTATCTCATAACATTCACATGGACAAGGTGTTGGAAAAGTATCATCAATTCCAAAGTCATTAACAGGATTGTCACAAGGTCCTGTATTTTCTAGTAGAAACCAGGTTGATAATTCACCATCTATAGAGATTACTAGATACTCACCTACTGTGGCATTAGTTTCTAAAAATGGATTTGTACTAAGAAATGATACACCCTCACAATTAATCAGTCTATAACACTTTGGTTGACAGTCACATATTTCTTGGTATTCAGGATCTGTACACTTTGCTTCAGGATCTGTTGTAATTACTGTAAAATAAGCTAAAGAAGGGGCAGGTCCTAAACCAACCCAATTTGAACCTAGATAAGTATTTACTCTATAACAACTATCTGAAAAGCCTGGAAATAATGTAGTAGGTTTTACAAGTGTACCGTAATCTGTTGTACCATCATATATAAATTCTAAGAAATCAGTATCATCACAACAGCTTGTGAATCTTATTATTTCACGTTCAAACAGTGGTTCACATGCAATACACTGTTCATCAGAACAGTTTGAAACAAGTGTAAAATCATTATAACTTGGTGCCTCAGGATAGGAAGCAAAATTAGTATCAACTACTTGTATTGTATAACACTGACTATTTTCAAATGATACACCATTAATAATAAAATTAGTTCCATTATATACATATACACCATTAGGTACTGGACCATCAGGTATATGAAAGTTTGTTATTTGAGTACCTGAGTCAGGACAACATGGTATAATATTATATCTAGGAACTGCAGCCATTTTATTTGGTAAATTTCTTCAGGTTTAAATATCTATTTGGTCCCCAAGTATTTGTGGTTGTAACAGGTTTAGCTGGAGTAACAGTTTTAGCTACTTTGGTAGCACAACTACTACATCCTTGTTTTCCATTTGGAAGTGTTCTTTTCTGACATCCACAACTTAATTTGGCTCCGCAATTAGGACAACTACTCATTTTGTTGGTTTTAAAATGTTTAACAATTAGTACAAGTTAATTTATTTAAAAGCTTAAGTGCATAATTGTACAAGCTCATTCCTTTCTGAGGCTCATGACAATATTCTACTTTTGCTTTTGCAGCTTGAAGATACATATTAATTAATCTCAAAGCTTCTAATTTCTTTTTGATTGCTGCTGGCGGATCACATGCTGCAGCATCTACATCACACAAAACTTTATTGTACTTTATTAAAGCTTGTGTAATTCTCATGTGGTTGTATTCTACATACACCTGATCATTAGGAGATACACTATACTTGATAATATATATCCCGTCCGGTATATCATAGTTTACTGTTCCACAATCTACAGTTTGTAACTGAAGATCACATGCAGTTATTGTCTCTGCAAAGTTTTCAGTAGTATCTAGCTGTACTGAATATCCAAATCCAGGTACAGTTATATTTAATGTAGGACAAGTTACCGGAAGTAATGTTGTATAAACACTTGTATCAAATAATTTCATGATACATGAGTTCATTACTGTAGGTACTTCCAAGCTTAATACATGATTTGCCATGATGTTTATAATAAAAAAGGGGAGGAGTATTACACTCGGCTCCCCCTTTATGTTTATAGTTTAATTCCTATTAATCACAGAACTGTGTTGTGTTAGGAGTGAAGTTTGTTGTTAAAACTGGGAAGTTATAAACTGGTTCACAAACTGGTTCAACACATCCTTCAACTTCAAGACCTGAACACTGAGAACAAGCATCCAACCAATCATTTACAAAGTCTTCAAATTGTACTATGATACCACAAGTAATAATTTCTAACAAGTATTGGTCATTATCAAATGTACTAGTTGGGTTATTGAAACGTGGTACATTATGTTGGATAAAGTATCTTGTGTACAATACATTACGGTTGATATAATCAAACACACTGTATCCTTGTGTAATCTCACGGATACGGAAGTCTGAGTGGAAGAAGTTTTGTCTGTATTGCTCAGATAAAATAACATCTCTTGCAACTGACTCACCTAATCCCATTACTTGTCTTCCTTCACATTCTTTAACTACACATACTCCGTTGAACAAACATGGATCACCATTTAAGTCCATTTCAGATACATACAATCTAACTGGCTCTACTTCATAGAAGTCAGTAATTTGGAATGTACAGTTTTGGAATTTAGTATCTACATAAGCTCCGTTAAGAACTAAACCAGCACAACCATCAGGTGTGTGTCCTGGAGATACATAATGATCCCAAGTATCAACACCATTAGCAGCTAAGAAAGCAGCACTTGTTCCTGGTGCATACCAAGGAGTACCTGTTTCATCAACTAAGATGATTTGCATGAATGGAGAGATAACTGGATATCTTGTAATAGCTTCAGCCCATTGTTTGAAGATTAATGTAGAGTCAATTACTACTGGAGCAATTGCACCTTCTGGACAACATCCACCATATGCAGAAGCAATGATGTAAGAGTTGTGGTTAAGTAATCTTAATGCAGGAGAACCTTTAACATCAACACGTAATGTATAAGTCTCACCACAGAAAAATTCTTTACAACAATTAGCACCAACACCAGCTGTTACAACAAATATAGGTTGTGTACCATCACCAACTTCAGGAATAAGTTCAGTTCCTGTTGTAGCTGTATCAGCTGTTGTCCAATCTGAACCACCATTTACAATTTCTACAAAAGTAACTTCACCACCTACTACAGTGATGTTAGCTACTAAACCAACTCCTGTTGAAGGACCAACTGCAACTAATGGAATATCTGTGTATACACCATCAACTAAGTTAGCACCTGGATCACCAGCACCAGCTGTAGATAATGATAATGCAACGCTATCAGTCCAAGCTGTGTTACCAACGTGTACTACTTCATTTTGTGGTAAACATGGATCTACACGGTAGAATTTGTTTACATACTTAGGATTGATTTCCTTAGATTTGTTAGATTCTTGGTATCCACCATGGAAAGGACCAATTTTATCATTCTGATAAATTGAACCTGCAGCAAGAATAAGATTACAACATCCTAGTCCACTAGAATAAGTTGTTGGTAATACTTGCCAAGTTTTAGGATTAACAAATCCAAATTGACCACCTTGAAAAATATTTCCAGTAGTTCCTAACTGACCTTCTGCAAGATCAGTAAAACCATTTGTTCCCACAAAGGTTTTTCTAAAGGCATGATTAAAATAACTCATTGTTTTTTGTTTTTAGTTTATAAATAATATACTATAATATAGTAAATGTTTTTTAAATATCCAAATTTATTTTAAGAAAAGTAATTTATACTTAGTAGAATTAATAGAATCTTTAACTAAGTCTAGGTTATTTACTATCTCTGAATAAGGTAACATCCCCTGAAGTTTGTTTATCATAGCATACAGATCTCTAAGATATGATACACCATCAGCTACAGTATCCAATGTTCTTGGTGCTACATCTTTTATTGTCAATAGTTTTTCAGAAACTCCTTGATAACCTTCCACAAGTGTATCAGCCTGTCCTGGTAAACCATCATAGAAATCTCCTATTGCTATGTGAGCAGCATAAGAACCTTCTCCTTTTACTTTTAAATGAAGCTTGTGAAAACTATTTCTAGCATTCATAAGTTCCATTGCACATGCAGCTACCATATTATCTAATGAGCTACCACCTACACCTGTATCCGAAGTTGGTTGTGGTTTAGCTGATTCTTCTTTAGGTTGTGTTACAGTTACTTCTGGTCTACTGATTGTTCTAGCAGGTTCAGGATTTCTTTTTAACATTCTTGTTGCCATTGTTTTTAGTTGTTACGTTCTGCAGTTTCTGTACCTCTAGAGAATTGGTTTGTTGACTCAATATCTCCAGCAAGTATACTCACTGCCTCATCTATTATTAATTCTATTATATCATCTTTAAATTCACACAGTACTTCAGCTGTAGAAGCTACATTAGTATATGGATCTACACATCCCTGGATTTGAATTTTAATAGGCTGTCTGTAATACACTAAGTCAGCTTTTTCTATGTCAAATGCATTGTTAGTATATACATTTACTTTATTACCTTTTAGAGTAGCAAAAGTTTCTGCCCATTCAAAACTAGGTTTTTTAGCATCATCTCTAAGTAACTGATTTAAGTTACCTTCTTCAGCAAGATACACAGTCATCCTTCTTTTATCACAGCATTCTTTGTTAGCAAAAACATCTACTCTTTTCCACTGAAGATATTCTTGCGGAAGCACAGATTCATAATATATTTCTTTATCTGTAAGAGTTAGATCATATGTAGATAATAGTACTTGCAAGTCATCCTTTCTTCTAGTAGATTGCTCATCACCTTCTTTAACTAAGTTTATACCATGAAGTTGTCTTCTAACCCATTCTACCTGAGCTTTATTAAAGCCTTCTACAATCTGCCAGCACTCAAGATTATCATAATCCTGACTGTCTAACTTATTGAGACGTTGTTTAATCTTTATGGTAATAGTACTGTTAAGCATTCTTATCTGTTTTTAGCCATTTTTTTTAAAGTTCTTGCAAGAGCTTTTCTTTTAGGAGTACAAGTAGGTTTTGACATGGGTGTGCAATAACCTTTGTGTTTAGGATTAATTGCATTCTGTATCCAGTTTTTGTCAGTAGATCCTCCCTTTTTATACTCACGGTTTGTTTTAATGATTTTATCTAGTGAGTTTTTAACATCTCCCATGACTATTTCTTTTTAACTGCTCCCCCTTTTTTCTGGAATCCCATTTTGTTTCTTACAGCAGTAGGTAATTTTGATAAACCAACTTTACCTGCCGGTACTGGTTTTAATGAACCACCTGCTTTAAACTTTCTTTCAGCAACACAATTACCAGAAGCATCTTTAACCATACCTCCACGGCATCCTGGTTTTACTGCTCTACTAGTTGTAGAACCACCTTTTTTAAATCCTAATGAATCTGTTCTACCAGCATTAGGAATACCATAGATTCCCATTTTAGTATTGTCTCCACCTTTTTGAGCTGGAGCATATCCACCAGTGTTACCACCAGCAGCATATTTCTTAACTGATCCGCCTTTTCTTTTTTCTTCAGTAGCATTAGAAGCTAGTTGTTTTCTTGCTTCTTTAGTTGTCATAGCTGGATTAGATTTTTTAAGTTCTTTAACAGCCTTTCTTTTTTTGCTAAAATCAGAAATTATTTTACCAGCTACACCGGCAACACCACTAATTGATGTAGCAAGACCAGCTACAGCTGATGTACAATCAATACACTTTTTACCATCCCAACATTTATTAACACCAGGACAAGGGTTACTAGAAGACCCACCTTTAGCCATTTTCTTAACAGCAGCAACTTTGCCACCTTCTTTCATTTTGCCACCACAACCGTATTTACAAGTTTTCATTTTATATATAATTTAACAATTCCATTTTCTTAGTGAAAGAGCCTTTCTTGTAGGTCTTCCTTTTTCATCCTTCATAGGACCCTTTACTCCAGACATTCTGCTACAAAAGCTCCGTCTTCTCTTAGCATCTTTACTATCTGGATCTAGTTTAGAAGGCTTAGTAGTTACAGCCATCTTAAGTTTACTTCCTGGATTCTCTCTTCTATAAGAAGCAACACCTTTTGCATTAAGACCTCCTGTCTTATTTTTTCCTTCTGACCTTGTCCATGCGGGAGTAGAACCACCAGATTTCATCTTAGGTTTTTTACCAGCTTTCTTCATTGAAATAGCTATTGCTGCTTGCTGTGCTCTACTTCCTGCCATTTTTCTTACCTTTATATTTATAGTCCGGGTTATCTTTATGCCATTTCTTTGTAGCTGCTACTCCTTGCTTAATTGTTTTTGCTCTTCCTTTTGCAGTTAAGTCTATAGTATCCCACTGTCCTTTATCTTTGGTAGGATGGTTAACCATTATGTTACCAACCTTTCCTTCACCTTTTTTTGTAGTCTTTTTATATACTACATGTTTTTCACCACCGGCAGTTACTGTTACTTTCTTAGTCTTTGCCTGTGCCATGATTAAATCTTTTTACCAGCAGCAATGCTGTTAAATTCTTTTGCTTTTTCAGCTGCCATCTTTTTTACATCTGCCATTAACTTAGCATTCTTTTGAATCTCAGCAGCTCTTTGTAAACAAGACATAGCAGATTCAATTTCCCATTTTCTCATATCAGCCTTATTACTTCCACCTAAAATGGAAATACCAACTGAAGAAGTTGATTTCTTAGCTGGTGCTTTTTTAGTTGTTGTTTTTTTAATTGCCATAACTATTAATGTTTTTTAGATGTTCTTAATCCTTTAGAAGAAGCTTGTCTTCTCAATGAACTTCCTTTTATTACTGATCCACCTTTTTTCTTTACTATAGGACCTGGTTCTGCAGGTTTATAAGGTGTAGGTATGAACATTTCATTGTTAGGATCATTTGCAGGATTATTTTCTGCAGATCTAAAAGCTGCTTGAGCCGCTTGCTTTTGTGTCATAGGACCAATCTCTACACCATTTTCACCCTTAATTAATTTTTTTCTTGATTTCATAACTATGCTTTTTTAACTCTTCTTCCCATACCTACTCTAGACTTCTCAGCTTTTTTAGCAGCTAGTTTAGAAGGAGTTAGTTCATACTTTGTTTTAGGAGTATCCTTTGATACTCTTTTTGTAGGCCGGCAGTATTCATTTTTACCACCGGCACCACAAGGTTTTCCTGATTTAGTATCTTGCCATTTCTCTGCTTGCCATCTTTTAAGCTCTGATCCTTCTTTAGTTTTTCTCACTGTGCCTGAACCTTTACGGCATTTGGCAATAGCTTGAGAAGCCCTTGCTGAAGGGAACACAGCATACCGTGCTTTTACACTATGATAGCAAGAATCCTTTGGCATGACTATTTTCTCCCTGGTGTAGCTTTTTTAGGAGCAGTAGATGTACCACCTGAACGTCCTCTTGCAACTTTAGAAGCAGTAGCTTTTGCATTAACTCCAGACTTAACACCTTTAGAACCAGCAGTTGCTGTTGCTTTTAAATTAGCATTAGCATTAACCATTCCACCAGTTTTATATTTAGTAGCACCACCTGTTTGTTGTTTCTTGTGTCTCCTGTCTTCCATTTTTTTCATTGCTTTCCGCTGTGCTAACTTAGCTCCTTCAGTATGAATTATTAAATCATTTAGTTTAATTTTTTTTGATTTAGGAGGTTCTGTTGCTGTTGTATTTGTAGAGCCTCCATCTTCATACTTGGTAGCACCGCCTTTTTTCTGCTCTTTAAGTTTTTTGTAAGCAGCATAACCTCCAAGACCACCAGCAATTGCTCCTAGTGTACCTAGGATGCTTCCTTTAGTTTCTTTAGATTTACCTTTACTTTTAAATGTTTTTTTACATCTAGGAGGTTTATTTGGTCCAGCACATGACGCTGCTTCTGTCATGCCTCCTACTTCATACTTTTTAGCACCACCTTTTTTTTGTTTATTTAACTGTTGTCTTTGTTGTTTTTTAAGATCTTGAAAAGAAGCTTTTTTTGCATTAATTGCATTTAATTCTTGTGCTTTTCTAAGAGCATCTGCAGGACTTATTTGTTCTACTCTTTGATTTTCTCTCATTGCATTTGTAGGACCAATCATTGGTTTATTCATTGGTCCTACCATAGGAGATTGAGTTTTAGGATTTTCTGGTAATGCCATAGGAGCATGCCAACCACCACCATCACCTTTCTTTTTTAAATATCCACCTTTTTTCATTACTGGTTTTTTAACCATTTTTTTAGTTGCCATTTTATTTTAAATTTAAGTGTTCCAATACTTCTCACAGGCTAGGTTAAGATCTTTCAAAAGGTCCTCATTTAAAGGGTTTTTCAAGAACTCAACAACATCAGAAACATTTCTACCAAGCAAGCTATTAGACTTAGCATGGTATATATATCCATCTGCCTTATTTATAATATACTTAAAAAAAACGGAATCTCTAACAATTGATTTAATTTTTAGTGTTTCCATATCTAAAGTTGCAGTCTCCATGAAGGATTTTGCAGCTCTTTCTTTGTTGGTTTCTCCACCCTCACCATTAATATGTCTGTCCATATTCTCATAGATAATATCCAATGGAGTTGATCTCTTATATTGTGTACTATTGATATCTACAACTTTTGCAATGTAGAATAACTTAGTACTGTTTTTGTCAAATAATTTTTGTAATTCTGACAATGCTTTGTTACGGAGTTTTTTGTACTCTGTTCTATACATAACAGTTTCCTCTTCTTTATCTAAGTAGAACTTAGGTGGAACTGCTTTTGATCTAGCATCATCAAAACTTTTTGCTACAATAGAAAAACCACCTGCTTCAATAGCATGTAATTTAATTCTATCATAAGGATCCTTTGGATCTAGGAATAATGGATCATTACTACAAGATATAGATATCTTATTCCAAAATTCTGCATTATCTGGTTTAAGTAACTTTACTTTATTCCAGAACTGAGGATCATCAATCTCAATAACATTTGCAGCTAGTTCTTTTTCTAGCTCAATTATTGCAGATCTTATTTCTCTTACTCTGGCTTCTCTATCTTCTGGGTTAAGTAACTTGATCTCTGGAGCAAATTCATTTAGACCAGTGATATATCTTACTACACCATTGTTTTCTAAACAAGCTAATTGCTCATTGTGAGTTACTCCATCAAAGAGAGAGATACCATATTCTTCTAATCCCATGTTAGAAGCTGAATTGTCAAAGAACGGGCGGACAGCAATTGTTGTTTGTTTAACAGTTCCTTTTCCTGTTTCCACCATTGTGAAATTTTCCATGTTTGTTGGTTTTTGTTTTGTTGGTTTTAAAATTTAAAAAAATAGGGAGGAGTTTCCCCCTCCCTGTATATATAGATTTGGATTAGAATGATCCACCAGTGATTGGGTTTCTCATAACAATCTTAAGGACTTTAGTTGGATCCTTAACCCAGATAGCTGGCATTGTTTGAGACATCATCACACGGTATCCGTTGAATTGACCAGAAGACTGGAATCCTTGAGAACGGCCCATATAATCCATAGTACCATTTTGATACCACCACTTCAATTGATTATCCCAAGATAACTTCAACAAGAAGATGTTGTCATTAGTGTTATCAGTGATATCAAAGATAATGAATGAGTAAGAAGATAATGGGAAACCATCAATGATTGGGTTCTCAATATCATTTGTATGAACATTGTCAAATGCTGGGTTAAGTACAAACTTAACATTTGCCAAGAATGGAATTACATATGAAGTATAAGCAAATCCAAAGTTCAAGTCCATACCTTTACCAGTGATTGCACCAATATCAGCAGCCTGAATAAGTAAACCTGAAGATACAGCCTCACGCTTGATAGCTTCATTTACCATTCTCATACCACCCATACCAGTTTGAACTACTAAAGATCTTTTTGGATCTGGACCTTGGAACTCAACTTTACCATTGAAGAAGTTGTAGATCTCTCCACGGAATAAATCTAATGTAAAGTTGTTTTTGTTGTATACTCTTTTGAATGAGTTATCCAACTGCTTCCAAAGACCCACAGATAATCTTAGATCATCTGGACCATCTTGACGTACTCTACCTCCTTGTCCCCACATTAAGTAAGTCTCAATGTCAGAAGCAATTTTAGTTAAGTGAGCAGCTTCCATAGTAGTTAAGAAAGTACGTGATAAGTCTCCGTTATCAAATGCTTTTTTAACTTTATCTTTACCCATTACTTTAACCATGTCTTCCAAAGAAGTGATTGATGGATCAACAGATTTGTCAAATGTTCTCCAGATCTCAGTTACAGGAACTGTACCATCTGCATTCATACCACCTTTGATCATCAAGTCAGCACGGCTAGAGATAGAATAATGTACGTGAGCTTCAGCACCACCAACAAAGTTATAGAATTCACGGAATCCTGTTCTTGTTGTGATATCTGAGAATCTTTCACCATATTCTCCACGGGCAGAACCTTTACGGAAAACTTTAGTACCATTAGCCAAGTACTTGTTATCCAAGTATTTGAAGTTATCATTGTTTACCAACTGCACTGTATAGATATATGCATCTCCTAATGGAAGAATATCTTCAGCAGTAATGTACATCTCAACTCCGTTATATTTGTCATAAGTGATGATATCACCATGTCCAAACTCACGTCTGCTAAGTTTGATACGGAAGGTTGAGCCTTCAATACCTTTAAAGTTATTGTCTGGTTCAATATCCTCAATGATGTAAGGTAAGTCCACAGACACTGGAGTCTGCCACTTATACTCACCACGAGCATTATCAACCATAATTACATTTTTACCACCAAAGCTAGACATTTGGTAAAGAGGCATTTCTACCTTTTGAGCCATTGCCCAAAGGTCCACTGGACCTAAATCCATTGGTTCTGCATCCTTCAACATGTTAACCAAGTGGTAAGAGTCTACATGTGACGTAGCATTGTACGCGGTATCTCGTAGAAATATACCATTGTTTAAAACTGGAGTTGCCATTTTATATTTGTTTATTTGTTACTAATTAAAATCTCTTAAACATGTTTGCTCTTGAGATGGTTTTTTGTGGAGCTCTAGTAGTTGTATTTCTTCTCTCAGGTTCTTCATACTGAGTAGATGCTGTACTTCTTCTAGCCTCTTCTGTTTTCAATTGTCTTACTACTTTTTCTGTAGCTTGTCTTCCTCCCTGATCTCTTACTCTATTCTTATATCCATTAGGATCAGCAAGTAACCAAAGTGCTTCAGCAATAAGATCATGTCTAGGTTCTACAAACTGATACTTCTCTAACAAGTGTCCAAGTAAGTTTGTAGGCTTACCAGAAATTGAAGGGTAATTAGGTTGTACTAATCCTGAATAAAGTAAACCTTGTGTTTTCTTATCAAGTTTAATTCCACCTATGTCACCTGCAGCAAGAGTACTATATACATTATCTGTGTAAGCTTTTGCCGCTGCTTGTTGTTGCTCTTTTCTATCTTCTTGCTCTGCTAGTTGTCTTGCAATAATTTCTTCTTGCATTCTATCTAGCTTTGGTTTGAACTGGTTAGCTTTTTGTTCTAGCTTATCCATGTCTTGCCAATCTTGGATTTCTGATTCTATTTCCTCAGCTGTTCCAAAATTTGTAGCATAAAGATACTGTCTTGCAATTTCAGCTTGATCATACTCATCAGATGGATCAAGTTGTCTCATTTCTTCTACATGAGCTAAGGTTCTAAATAAACCTTTAAGATCTTGACCACCATCAGCTACATATTTAGCTGCATATTGCAATTCTTCAGGAAGTGAATTAAAGAATTCTTTTGGTACATTATTTCTTACTTTGTCTTCTCTTTCTTGAAAGTTAGCTTCAAATAACTCTCTGAAGTCTTTAGTAGTATAATCTTCTAATGATTTATCATCATCAAAAGGTATTAGACTTCCTTCTTCAATCATTTTCTGTGCTAAATCATAAAGACCAGATTTATCTACTTTAGGTCTTCCTTTATTTCCAGCATCTTCTTCTTGTGCAATTAAACCATCAAGCTCTGCAATGGTTTCTTCAACTTCTGCTTTCTTTTCAGCTGCTTCCTCCTTTTCTTTTGGAGTAGCAGGTGAGTTGTCAAGGAACGTAGTGTCTACATTTTCTTTTGAAAATAAAGACTTAGGTTTATCATCTTCTTTGCCATCTTCTGGAAGCATTACATTTTCTGCCCCAGGTATTCCAAAGATCTCATCAATATTTACATCTACTTGACCTACCGTTGTAGTGTCTAATGTCTGGGTTTCCCCAGTTTTGGTTGTGTCTTCCATAAGTGTTGGTTTTTTATGTTATACTTCAATATACAAAATAAACTTGATAAATTTAAAAGTCAGCAAAACTTTTTCTGCACTATATAGCTATACTACTTTTTATTTTTCACTGAACCACCCTTATCATATTTATTTTTATTTACTCTAGCCACCTGAAGTTGCTTATCAGCTATTTCTCTTTGTGCTTGTATCTTCTCTCTTTCAATAGCATTCTTGTCTCTATCTAACATGGTTCTAGTAGCTTCTTTATCTCTTTGCAATTGATTTTGGGCCATGTACTGTTCACTTTGTCTAATGTCTTTCATAGCATCTTGATAGTCAGAGATTTCATTTTTGTTGACATCAGCCATAGATCCATAACCAGCTGCTCTAATTTCAGCAATAAGAACTTCAGTTTGTCTATCTTTCTCTTTCTCAGCAGCAGTAGCATCAATCTTCATCTTCTCAATCTCTTGTTGTTTCTGAAGTTGTTGTTCTTGCATTTGCTGTTGTTGTTGCATTTCTTCTTGTTTTTGTTGCTGTTGTTTTTGCTCAGAAGATTTAAGAGCACTGTTAAGTTCAGCAATAGAATCAGATTGAACAATTTTACCAAGATCATAGATACTAGCTCCTGTAGTATTATTCTGCATAGCCATTTGTTTTAACTGTTCTAATACAGCTCTATGATTTGCAGTTGTGCTACAGAAGATATTAAGATCTCTCATTAATAACTCAGTACCATTTATCTCAAAGTTTACTTTCTCATCAGCTGTGGTTATATAACTTAACCTGCTTGATGGTTTTGTAGAATGATAGAACTGAGCTAGATCAGTACGCATCTGATGAACTCTTGGCATTAAGTAATCACAGTGTTGTACAAAGAACATTTCTGTTTGAGCATATGAAGAAGCTGCTGCTTGTTCTACTCCGGTAGCAGTCATTTGTGCAATCTGCTGTCCCATTCTTTGTGGAGTTACACCTATTACTTCATAAGCTTGTTGCTTAAAGTGATTAGCTAACTGTATCCTTGACATTAATCTCTCTGTCTGAGATAGATCTAGTTTTTGGAAGTGCTGGAAGTTTAATGCATTCTCAGTATTTGTAATAGAAGTATCCAAAGGTAACATCTGGAAATTCTTCATAGCTACATAAGCCTTAGCATAATTTCCTTTTCCCCAATCTTCTCCTAAGGAGTGTCTTGGTAAAGTATTCTGGTCAAGCATGATTATAGTACCAAGCTCATCTACTAAGATATCCGCTATCTGATTATTTACTATGTTATAACCAATCTGGTATGGCTTCATTAAGTCAATAAGTGCAGTAGACTTGGTATTCCTGTCTGAGAATACAGATCCTTCTACTGGAAGTTTACATCCATATAGTGAATTGTCACCTTTAAACTGAAACCTTAATGGACCTATCTTAGGTTTATCAACACCAATATACATAGGAGTAAATCCACCAGGATTATTCATACCCCAGAATGAAGGAATGTTTGGTCCTATTTTAATACCACCCCAAACCTCATTAATCCATATCCAGTCTATATGCTCACCATATACTAGATTGTCTTTGCTTTTGTTTTTAAATAACCTAGTATCATATATAGGTTTTGTAGATATCTTATAGTCTTCATCTACTATATCCATTTCTACTTGGCCATTATCATCTATACTAATAAGGTGTCCAATCTTTCTTTGAGACTTCCAGTATATTGTAGATACTCTTAATAGATATGCAGTACCTTGATCATAATAATCTTCTCCTTCAGAAAGTATCTGTGTAATAATATCTCCACCCTCTAATACAGCACCACCCATTGCAGTAGTATATTGTCTGTATGCAAGAGATGGCATGTTTGTATTCCAGTCATGTGATTTAGTACCATCATAAAAGCTACCGTCATTTTGAAGACCACCAATAGTATAACCTGCAGATCTGATAGGATAAACAGCTTCAAGTGCTCTTAACTGTTCTTCATCCATTAGATAACCATATCTATCAATAACATCTGCCGGAGTCATCATATCAGTTTTACCAGCCCAGTTAGCTTGTGATATATATCTTGCATCTGGAGACTTATGATAGAATGAGATAGCTGGATTCCAAAGCTCTACTTCATAATCATCCTCCATCATACGGAAATGCCAGAACTCTCTATCTGTAATTAACATGTCACGGAAGCCTCTTTCTTCAAGCTCATCCATTCTAAATCTCTCTACATCTACTTTATGCTGATGTGTAGCCCACTCTTCTACCATTGATCTGTAGTCTTTTCTAAAGTACATTTCAATTTCAGGAAGAGATTTAAGTTTTTCTGGAGATGTTTCTTGTTGGAATTCTTCTGAATCAGGTTGAAGACCTTTATCCATAAGTGCAGAAGATACTTTAAGTCTTGCATCTTCTAATAGGACATCTTCCACCATTTGTCTTTTTTGCTCCATCATCTCATTGTATGAGAACTCATCTACTGCTCTATATGTAAGCTTAGTAGATCTCTTTGCAAATTCAGCTACTAGAACATTAATAACATTTGGGATAATTGGGTAAAACTTAAGTTCAAGTGCTGATACATCTTCTTTAGTAAGTGTTTCAACTATATCTCTATAGTCATTATTCTCTTCTACTATATAATCAGACTTGTCTATTATACCTTTGGCCAGTTTATAATTTTTCATTAGTCTTCTGGCATTTCTCCGGATTTGTTTTAATCCTTGCCACTCTAACCAATCTAAATTCCAAGCTGCCCACTTTTCATCTTTTTCTTTTTTAGGAATAAACTGTAACGGTTGGGTAATACTACCCATTCTGTTATTTTCTGTTGTTGCTCCTCCTTTTGCCTGTAAAGCATTTATTATCTTCATAGTACCTATTTAATATTTTTAAAAGGGGATCTTGTGATTCCTTTGCTTAATGAATTACCAGAACCTCCCATATGTCTAAATGGACTTCTATTTAATTTACTAAAATTTTCAGACTTTTGCAAGTTTTTAGCCACATCATCCATGATTGTTCTTTTTGGATAACCTGTATTTGAGTGTTGTATTCTCATAAAAGCAACAAGAGCAGCAAAGGCAACTAGTCTATCTACATTGACTCCATCAGCATATTCTCTCATTTCTTTCATCAACATTGGATCCGGAATTCTTTCTATACCATATTTAGTTCTTACTATTGTACCATCAGGTTTTGTTTCCACATCTATTTCTTCTTTACAATATTCTATAGCATAACTAAGAAGGTGTGCTTTAAAAAGAGTACCTGTATTTTTCCAACCATACTCCTGGAATACATTAGCATTAGATCCAAGATCTTTTAGAAACATTATCTGACTTTTAGGTACTAGATATTTCTGTTTTTTTCTAGATATCATATACTGGATAAATAGTGAAATATTGTTTTCAATTACTGTCCAGGCATTATACCACTCAATAATTAGTTCTAGTCTTTGATGTGTTTTATTTATATCATCAAATCTTCCACACCATGCTGCTACTATTTTACCCTGTTCTATATAATTTTCTGTTTCTACACCAGTTACTTTAGTTACTTCAATTGGAGCTTTCATTACATATATTGAACATAGTGATTCTGATGTATTAGTTTTTCCCTCTGATACCGGATCTATAGATGCATAGTACATTCTAAATGTTGGATCTTTAACCGGCCTTTCCCATACCACTAATACTCCTGTTTTATCTTCTGTCTTTTTGGATATAGGAAACTCTGATATAGGTCTTTTATTTGTAGGCATTACAGCAGGCTTACCATTCTCATCTGTGCTTATATCTAAGAATTCATAACCATATGTCTTATCTTCTATTCTTCTTTCTTGTGCTGCAAGCAAGTGAGTAGGAAATACAGATACTGTTCTATGATCAAATGCTTCTTTAATATTTCTTGGATGCTGAGATATCCTTAACTGGTAGTCTTCCGGGTTTAGTTCTTTCTTCCATTTATCAAACTGCTCATCTAATGCTTTTAATGCAGCTTCTACAAGTGAATTACCATATTCATCAATATGAGGAGGCATAGACCATTGTTCAGGAATAAATAAACCTGACATACCTTGAGTGCCTTTATCATCTATAAGATCTGTTTCTACTGCATATACATCTTTAGATAATGGATTAAGGATCATATCTCTTAGTGGATTACACTGAGATAAATCACCCACAGATCCTGCAGCTATAAACATTCCTGTAGTAATAAGTCCAGATCTCATGGCTGGGCGCATGTACTCATATGTCTGATCCATCTTAGGAGCAATTCCAGCCTCCTCATGGAAGAAGTATTTTACCGGACCTCCTACACCATTTGTTGGATCTTTCTCAAATGACATACCTTGTATAGTACCTTTAAGACCAACTTCTGTTTTTCTATCTCCTTTTCTTACCTCAATCTTCTGTTGCCACATCATTACCTTATCCGGTGACATAGGTCTGTACCATGCTGTATGTTCATTTAAGAATGCAGCATATTCCTGTAAAAACTTCCAGGATCCTTTCTCATTAATATAATCTTTAAGACTAGCTCCTATCTTAAGTGTTACCCCTGCTTCAAACCATTGCTGATTTATAAGTTTACCCATATGATAGTAAGAAGAAGCTATCTGTCTTTTCTTTAATATTGCAGAGTGTTTATAGTTAAGTTCAGCTAATAGTTCATATAATGCCATATGATACTGAGCATCCCGTATCTTAGCAAACCCAAATTGTTGCAACTCTTTATCAAAAATTGGTAAAAAGTTTAACCACATGTAGTATTCTCTGGCAATGAACCATGCATTATTACCATCTTTAACTATTACACCTTTACGGCATTTAGCTTTTTGGTCATCCCAATATGTTATAAAGTCTTTTGATCTGTAGGGTGCCGGAGTGTATATTCCATCTTTTTTAAATTTTGTTGACTCAGATATGAAAACTTTATTTGTAGTTTCATTGAAGTTGTACTTACCTGGTTCTTTAAATATGCTAAAGATAAAGTTGCTGAACTCCTCTCTGGATTCAAAACTTGTAATTGTCCAGTCTCCATTGTCATAAGTTGGTATGTCTTGATAAATTTCACTCATAATTAAACTCTTTGATAGCAAAACCATTTAGGAGCTTTTGAATTTCCATTTAAATAAGATCTAATAGTACTAAATGGTATATTCAAATATTCAGATAACTCTTTACCAGAACCAAATAATTTTTGTGTTTGAGTACATATAATTTTTTTAGCATTATAGTGATTACCACCTGATACACTCAATCTTATTTTAACCCTAGTTTCTTCTGAAACTGCTTTACCTAATTGAGAGTTTCTCATTTTTAATTTAGATTCTTTTGTGTGTGTCTTACCTAAAAAAGTTTGTCTTCCTTTTGCTTTTTTGCTAATTTTTAATTTACTTTCATTTGAATGTGTTTTGCCAAAAAAATGGTTATTAGAACCTTTAGTATTTTTTATATATTCTGTTCTAATTTTGCAATATGTTTTTGCTGAAGGCTTGAATCTTAAATCTTTTTTTACATTACACATATTCCACAATGCTTTATGCATTGCTGGTGAATTGGGATATATTGCAACTAATAACAAATGTGCAATGTAATGTTCTTTTGGTGTTAATAATACTATATTAGGGTGGACAGTATTTCTACCATCACCCTTTCCTCCAAATGATTTTGGCTTTATATGATGAGCTTCATAATAAACATCATCAGATCTTTTTCTACTTTCTAATTTTGCTTTAATTATAAGCTTGTTATATATTTTTATATAGTTCATAAGTAATTAATTATTAATAATTTATGAATCATACGCAAGCCCCTGCCCACCTCTTACTCTGCTTGATTGCTCTTCCTGAAGATCTTTATAGGCTCCTTTAAAAGACTGTCTAATTGCATCATAGTTTTTAGCTGCGCTAATTAGAGAGTTTATATTACCATCTCTACCTGCAGTAATTGTAGTTACTTCCATATATCTTGCTAATCTATCTAACATGGATGCAATACCTTTATATGCTCTGGATGTTGGAGTTTCATACATTCTTTCACAGAATTTAAGCGCAGTAAACACAGCATCATCTTCTGTTGAGAACTCACCTTCTATCTGTTGCATGATCAGGTTTTCTTTATCTATATCTGGTGTATAGAAGAAAGGATTCATATCTGGATTAGGACATGTCATGTAGAACAGATACTGATATATCTTAAGGTAATCTTCTGGATAATCATCCATGATATCTTTCAATGCCTTTAAAGTATAACAATGCTCAGTTGGTATTACTACATTGTTTTGTATTTCAAATAGCTTAACTATCATTATTTCTTTTTAATTGGGTTGTCTTTCATATAGTGAATAATTGCCTGTACTTCATCTACTAGATAAGGTACTGCAATTGGTTTTACTTCTTTTATTACAGGGTCTCCATTCTCATCTTTCTTAGTTACAGGATACCCCCAATTATCTTCAGCCTCTACCTCAAACATAACATGGTGTATAAATATTCTTCCTGGTTTTAGCTTAGGATTATGCTTCAATATAATATACATATAAATACTCAATTGTAAAGCATAATGATAGAAATGACAGTCATCTAAGTTATCTACTGGTGGTAGCATTTTATCTGGCATACCCTCCCAGTTTACATAAGATTCCATATCTATCTTCTTATTAGTTTTGTAGTCAGTGATATTTACTTTACCATTGACTACTTCAACTAAATCTGATTGGCCACATAAGCCTGCTGACTTAAGATAGACCATATGTTCTGGATACACGCCTGGTTCTAACTTTTGATTTGGTGCTACTCTTATCCCATTATTCTCACCAGATGGTTTAAATACAGGTATAGTAACTCCTTCTCTTTCTAATGAAGCTAAAGAGCATAAGTCATCTTCTCTTTGGTTATGGTACCATGTACCTAAGGTAGTAGATCTGTCTGCTTCATTAGTCCATATCTGTTGTATTAATACAGGATCAATACCAAACCATTTTGACTTTTTACTCTTGGTGACTTTCTCTGCAGTCTTTTTTGCATCAAAAGGTTTTTTAAAAGCTGATACTACAGAAGTAACACTAGTCCAACTAATGTTTTCTTCTGAGCTTAAGCTTTTATAGCTATGATCTGCTGCATTAAATACTATACTCATTTCTTTAATTGTTCTATAGCAAGTATTGCTATGTTAAAATTATCTATGTCTTCTGACCTCAACATAGTTATCAAACTTTTTGCTGTCTCAGAATCTACTTTACCTCTGCTCTCCATCCACTCTACAAAGCCTACAGAATTTTCTATAGACATGTAATGTGCAAGTTCATCATTAGTATCTGTAGTATACATAATGTTAGGGCCTTGTGCAGCCATACCATCTGTTTGAAAATGTTCCCAATTATGCATTATCTATTATTGATTCAGCTAATGTTCTTGATGATTCATCTTCTGCAATTAACATCTTCCGGATATTAGTTACTTCTTCTTGTGTAAATTTACCTTCTATAGATAGAATCTTTAGTCTTAAAAACTTGTTTTCTGTTTCTAGTTTCCTAAGTCTTTCTTCTATTTGATGTATAGGATTCCATGGATCACTATAGGGTCCAGTATTCATTTGAGAAAACAAACCATTACTAGAAGCTGTATCCAATGGTATAGTATTAATTACTTGACTGCCATCATTAACTAAAGTTCCAGCTGGATGATATACACTTGGAATTGGTACATTCATAATATTAATCTTTAAGGTTGTCTAACTCATCTTCCTTCTCTTCAGTAGTAAGTGCTTCCCATTTACCTAATGGGCATTCTGATGATAAAGATCTTGTTTTAAAGTTAAGTGAGCATCCACATTCATTACAGCATGGAGCAGTACCTTTAACAGCACACTTCTTTCCTTTGTGCTCACAGTCATCACAGATACTATATCTTAATCTAGCTATTTCTTCCACTGTTTCATCTCTGATAACTGAGTTAGTTATACCTTCAATTATTTGGTTCCTGTTCTCCCAAATTAGTTTTAGTGTGTTTTTCATAAGTCTTCTTTATTAAGTTTATATTCTTCTTTCTTCTTTAAAGTCTCTTCTTTTTTTAATGCTACTTTATCTAATTCTTTTTCTATGTGAGCCAAAGCTATTAGTTTTTTTTCTAGCATCATCTTGTGGTGATAAGCATTAAAGGTAGATGTGTCATGGTTGGTTAATGCCTTTTTATATCTAGGCACCATCTTTCTTACAAAACTTTCTTTTATAACAAACTGACCAAGACCATCTACATTTATTCTTAAATGTTTTAAACCTGTTATATTACTTTTTACTTCTTTGTAGTAATACTCAATCAAATCTTCAACCAGATCAATTGGGATATTTAATTCTTCAGCAACTTCTTTATATAAAGACTTTGACTTCTGTGGTATCATTTACCTAAAAATTTAAAGTCTAATAATATGTCACCTTCAGTTTGCACCTTTAGAGCTGGGTCTATAAATACAACCTTTTTATTTGAAGGATCTTTACTTACTAAATTATTCTTCTCACACTTGTTAATACAGTTTCTTACTGTTTGCTCTGACTTAAATATCTTATGTTCATCAGATGCTTCATAACAAAAATGAGAAAGTTCAATTGGACCAAGTAATGATAACAGAGTTAAACATTCCAGATCAGACTCACTCATTGTTATACGGTTAATATAACAATGAGTTAAGATCTGAAACTTAATGATATCATTTTTTGACATCACTACTCTTTTCTGTACCTGATTAACTAAAGCCATGATTAGTCTTTCTTAAGCTTTCTTTTTGGAGCTTCTGTTTCTGGATACTCTAAGTCATCTTCTTCTTCACCATTCTCAGCATTCTTAGCTTCATTCATCATCATAGCATACTGCATCTGAAGACTCATTCTTTTAAACCTTGCTTCATCAATAGCTAGAAGTTTTTGTTCATACACTAGTTGGGCATCAAGATAAGGTACTGAATCTGTGTAAAATTCAAGCATAGAAGCCTTCTTTTCAGCTAGTTGCTCAGGAGTTAATTCCTCCTCAAAATGTTGGTTTTCCATTTTATATATTTTAAAAGTTTAGACAAATATACAATAAAAGTTTAAACAAGATATATTTAAAACAAAAAATCCAGGCATACAAAGTACCTGGATTAGTATATCTAGTATATCTTAATCATAGTCCTGGAACTCTTCTTCTTTTTATATACTTCTTCTGTCTGACTTTTCTTTTGCTTCCTCTACAACCCGGAGGATCACCTGGTCCACCAGTACATTGACTTTCTGCAGATGCTGCATTAGGAGATTGCAAACCTGTTACTCCACCAACTTCATAGCTCTTCATTGACCTTATCATTGGTGCAGGTCCACCTTTCTGCATTGACTTACAGAATACTGTAGCATCTGTAACTCCTTTTAATCCATGTTTCATATTATCCTTTTTTATTGTGTTTAGTAACTTTAGTATTATAAGCATACTTAGTTTTAGATGTTAGCTGTCTTGTTTTATCAACTGTTTTTATTTTGTCACCTTTTTTGTTATAGACATCTACTGTTTTTTCAGCATAACCTGGACGTGGTGCAACAGTACCTGTACTTGGCTTTTCTTTCCAGCCTTCAGTTACTCTTGTTCTGCCAGTCAAAGGATTAGTAAAAGATTTAGTTTTAGGTGGATCATTTTTTACATTGATACCATTTTGAGCTTTAACCAATTTTTTAGTTTTTGCTTTTTTGATTATCTTTTTCATAGTTATCTATTTTTAATTGTAAAGTTTAAAACAGTAAGTAGATAAAACTCTCTTGATATATCTATCTCTAGTGAGAATATGTCCAAACTAGATAATCTCAATCTTACCATCACTTTATCCCACTGCTTCTTTGAATTATTCCAGTTGTTTCTCAGTTTCATACTATAAGCTTAATAACATATCAATTAACTCTTGCTGCGGGAACATGTCCACTTTACCTCTTAATACATTAGTGTGAGAGTACATTCCTGGTGTAGAATTAGCTCTAGCCAAATCTAATACATCAAATCCATCAGCACCTTTTGCTCTTACATACTCTACTAAACCTACTCTAGGATCTATGTTATATTTCTCAGCTACAAATAATATCCATTGTTTTAATGCAGTTATCTGAGCATCTGAGTATCTGTGCCAGAACTGAAATCCACGGAATGGTTTAGCTAGCTTAACTATTTGGTTAGGATCTGCTGGTGTACCAACATATGTTTTACCATTAACTATCTGACCCATACAACATACCTCAATAGCTACAGAGTTTCTATGCATAACAGAGTTACCTGTACCTGTGTGCCACCCATATCCTCCTTCTGGAAAACACTGAATTAATTCACCGTCATACTTAGTATCTCCATTTCTAACAGACTGTCCTCCTAATACAAATTCAGTGGCTACATTACCTCTGTCATCTCTTGCCCACATATCAGCAACCTGATAAGGGTCTTCCCATCCTGCTGTGTGGTGTAAGAATATCCAATTTTTTGGAACTGGGCCAGCAAAATAAGTACCCGGGATCATGTAATGTTTCTTAATCTCTAGAGCTTTTTCTACTTCTAGATTTTCTGCATTATCTGTATTAAGGATACCCATGTGTGCCCAAGTCTTAGTACCTACTATACCATCTGCTACCAGACCATTTTTCTTCTGGTAAGATTTTACTGCAGATTCTGTTTTAGGACCAAAGATTCCGTCAGCTGTAAGTTTTAAGAATTCTTGAAGAGTAACCACTGATGGTCCCTTGCTTCCTTTCTTTAAAACAGACATTGTTACTTACGGTTAAATTTTTTACTCATCATATGAGCAACCCATTTACCAACTCTTTGTAGTACTGGAGTCTCAGCTTCTACTTTAACTGTAGTGCCTTCATCTGTCTTAGTAACTTCTACATCTAATTTTCTAGAGTCTAGTACAAACTTCTTTTCTTCTTCATTAGCTTTTACTGTAACATCTACTTTAGGTGTATCTACTACTACATCTAAGTTCTTGTCTTTTTTCTTAACACTTACTCTGGTTTTCTTTACCTTAACTTCAGCATTAATTTCCACTTGTGGTTTTACTTTCTTTGCCATTTTTCTTTTTTTTAGTTATTACTGTTTCTAAATCCTTGTAATCTTCTACTGTTAATTGGGATAAAGTAGCTGCTACTGTTCCTGCAGTTACTAAATATCCAGCCACTGTTACTACTGTAGCTGGTAATGTTATTGGAGCTGCTATTACTACTCCGGCTGCTGCACCTACTGCAATTGCAACCTTTTGTACTTTCTTCCAGAACTTAGGTGTTTTAGCATTCCATCTTTTTTTTAAATTAGTCATGTCTACTGTTTACTATAAATAATTTTACTGCATCTGATAATTCACTTACATTCTTTGCTAAGTTTTTAATTTCAAGCTGTGTAAGTTCTTGTAGTGCTTGATATTTTATTTGACTTTCTTGCTGTACCAATTCTATTTTACCTTTTAACTTACCTTGTTCTTCTGTATTTTTTCTAACATCAGAGTGTATCATTTTTAA